GGAGAGTCTGCCTTACACTAAGCAGTAAGAGCTTTTAAATTATTTTATATCGATTCAAATGAATTAGATATTTGTGGAACTATTTCGATCTGAACCATATTCTAAGAACACGCGTGCCATATCAAGGTCTTTAGCCATATCTGACCAGCCTTTTACGTCGAAACCTTGCATTGTCAAGAACATTAACAAAGCTGAAACGTCGGCGTAACCACCAAATTCGCGCTGGCCAAGTCTCGCACGTAAAGCCATCGCAGCGTCGGGTTGCAGACGTGTCACAGCACGATCGATCATGCCATTGTGGATCTCTTGACGGAAGCCAGGAGCGATACTTTGAGCATAACGTAAGAAACTGCGACCTAAAGAGCGACGCAGATACGCTACTGTGACTTCGTCCGGACCATCGTTGTTTAAGGCTCTCTGTTTGGTCAGGTCCTTTAACAAAGCTTCGATGGTTTGGAACACACTAATAACGGTGTGGAAGACGTCATCGTTGTAGATAGGCACGACGAGCGAGGTGTTGGACAATGACTTCATTCCGCCCAATTCTGACGCCTTGAAGGCGCCGTTAACACGACTGTTGTTAATAGTAATGTCCCAGGCGTAACGTGAAGTCAAACTAGCCAGGTTAGTCTCAGGATCGAAGTCCATGATGCGACTATCGAAAGCGACAGGTGCGATCAGTTGCGGTCTAGGATCAACAGGACTTTGTGGTTCGAATTCGTCGGCCGCAATGAATACTTCAGCCAAACGGTTTGTCACGTACGTAGTAGAGTCAAAAACACCGCGGTTTAAATCACCGAAGTCACGTTCGTTGGTACTTACGTGATACCACCAGCCATAATCCTTAGTCATATCAGGATTTAAACCAGGCTTAACTACACTACCGTCAGCATCTATCTTGACACGAATGCGCTCAGACATCAAGCAAGCGACTTCATGATGACCAGCTTCTTGTAAAGTACCCAAGTCGATATGGTAACCGAGTTTGTAGTTAGTATAACCAGCTTCGACTGCGTCTGTCAGGAAGCTAGCAAGATAACCAGCTACTGCATCGGTACCAAGTCCAGCGGTCTGTCCGTACGCCGAAGCAACAGCTTCTGCAACTCGTTCTTTAGTCGGAATTACTGTAACAGCGCCAGCTATTTCAGCATCCTCAAAAGCGTATACGCTCTGAGCCACCGCTTCAGGTTTGGCTGAGCGATGTAGGATGTAAGAAACAGGTCTTCCGCGTAAATCGCGAATTTTGCGAAGACCAAGACTACGCATTACCTCATTCTTACCTACGATAGAGTAGCGTTGAGACGTTTTCAGCGCGGCCAGGATGATTGGTGCCCAGTTGTTTAACTTCCAACCGTCATTTAAAGGTGTGGCATCACCAGCGGGTAAGCTTAGAGCCGCATCAACAAAAACGTAGTTTTTGGCTAGTTCTTGAATGACAGTGTTATCGCGCCACGACTGTGTAACTGAACCCTTAAAACCAGTCAATTCGGGATCGATGGCGGCGCGAACGCCTAATACCATGTCGCCTACGATTCCGCTCAATTCGTTTACGTCCAACAGAGCTTTACCGACAGCGTAAAGAGATTGCGCAACAGCAGCAGCAAAGGAGCGATTGGTATACTTCTTGTTGGCAACATCGATTTTGTCGAGGCCGCCTAGCACACGTACGACTTCTTGCATACCGATGTCGTCCGCCAAGCTACGAGTTGTAACCGGCGTGAAAGGGTAGTAAATGCGTGTCGTGAAGGTCCCGGAATCTTGAATCACCCCGCAACCTATCAAATGCGCATTGACGATTTCAGTGACAACGAGTTGTACACGAGGATCGTTTTCTACGCGAGCGATCGCTTTGAACAAGTCTTTTTGCAATACAGCGGCGTCACCAGGTTTGATGGTGTTGACAGGAATGATAGAGGTCAGTGGTTCTACCAATTTGTTTGTCAGAAAGAAAGTCGCGCACTTCTCACGTACACCAGGGTCGGACGCGCGACGCATAATCATGTTAAGATTAGGCTTAGCCCTGAAAATTGGTTCCGTTACTACAGTGCCAGCTAGGCGATCAAGGATCGTCGACACTATCTGCACATTAACAGTGTTAGATGGCATAGAGCGTGATGAACCATTATCGCGCTCTAAGTACTTAACACCTGAAGGACGGTTTCCGCCTCCGTTGCTGCCGTCACCAGATACTTCTGCGTCAGCGTCAGCGTCAGCGGCACCAGCTGTGGCCTTCAAGATTTGAGCTTCTTCTGCACTTAGTTTAGTACCGATGTTAGCATTTGAAGGGCCTTTAGTGTTGTTTGTTTTACGAGTTGCCATTTTATTTCCTTATTTAATAAATGATTTGATGTTTAGTGAACGTTAAACTAATCTACGCTAGCAAGAACTGAGCGACGCAAGGAAGCCGCAAATGCAGCATCCGTGATGGCGTCACTTGTAACACTCGATGACGTGTACTCTTTCGCTGAGGCGGCTGAACTAGATCCATTCATTAAGTCCATCGTACCGTCTTTTGCGAATTTAGCGGTAAAGCTGCCTGATTCACGTTGCAAACCTTCGCCACGACGTGCTACGTATGACCATCTGTCACCACCATCACTGTAAACAGTCATAGTCGCGTTAGATTTAGTAGCTTCAACTAGAAGTTGAACAACTTCGTCATCCGGAGACGACGGGTTAACGGGTACATAAAGAGTGCAACCAGTGTCTGCTGCAAGAGTAGCCCATCTTGAGAAAAGAGGTAAAACTTCTCGAGACAAACCAGACTTCATAGCGGCTCCGCCCATTAGAGACAGAACGTCTTTAACAGAGTCAAGAACCACATCGTAGCCGGACAAGAGCGCTTGTGCGACCTTGAAAGCGGCGTCATCTTCATTGGTAATATAGCCGGCGAGAGGCTCACCGTAACGCACGATATGATAATCCTGATCACCGAAGCCAGCGAGAGCATGGGCTAGAGGTGTCTTGCCAGCGGCAGCTCCGCCAACGATAAGACAAAGACCAGCTGGCACACGGACATCGCCTATCATCTTATTCGTTGGAGCGCAGCCAGCGTGAAGATTTGATTCGAATCGCTGATTCCAGCCTGTGCGTCTTAAAGCCTCTTTGTACGCGGCGACACGGGCGGAATAAGTTCCTTCAGCTTCATCCTTAATACCTTTTGGGTATTGGACACGATTGCCGTCGGCGCTAATAAGTATGTTGCTAGCTCCGAAAGGAAAATTTAACAACGTAGCTTCAGCTCCGTACGTTTTAACAAAATTGTCAAACGCCTCGCGGAAAACGGTTTTTGCACGTCCGGCGTAGCTGGGCGCGGCCATCTCAATAAGGGAAGCGATCTCCGCTGCCCTACCTGCTTTGTTAATTAACATAAATGACTCCTTATCTAATGTTACCTGTATAGTAACGTTTAACTAAATGTTCGAATTTCTCGAACGGTATTTTTGACACCACTAGTTCAAGTACGTCGTTAGACACCTCGGAATCGAGAAACTTGTAGTGTAGCTTGCTTGGATCTTCCAGCACTTCACGATCTGCAACAGTAAGAGCGCCGTAAGAGAAGGGAGCTTTCTGTTCTGCATCAACAATCATGCTGTGTAGCGTACCGAAGTGAGGCGCTAACATGTCATGGAACAACCTGTCGTGCACTTCCCAGGCCAGTTCGCCTAAAGGATGTCTAGCTCGGTTGTTGATACGTTCGAGCACACCGATATACCAAAAAGGTCTGAAATTCCCTCCGATACTACGTTCAGGCACGTATATTTTCTCGAAACCTGTGTGTAATCTCGGTGTTGCGTGGTACTTCAAAGGATCATACTTATCAGGAATCAACAAGTTGCCCGAAAACACAGCACCTTCTTCTCGAGTAACTACATAGTGACCAACACCTAAATCCGCACGCTTAGCCTTAAAAAGATCTAATATGCCAGGATTCTTAGTGTAGATAATCTCATCGTCACCGTTGTTAATTATACCGATAGAACCTTTACCTTCAAGGTACAATGCCTCGTTGCCAACGACTTCAAGTCCCATAGCATCAAACACAAAGAGTGTTTCGATAACCTTGTTTCCTTTAGCCATAAGCGACGTCCATGCGTGCCCCGATCTGTTACCAGCCATTACTTGAGGTTCTAGATCGCGAGGATCGCCAACCCAAGTGCCACGCGTGCCGTTCATATCTAACGGTCTTGCGTAGTAAGGCGAAAAGTACAACATTTCGGAGATTGACACAAAACGTGGATCCCAAAACTTTTTAGCCATTTCGTGAGCTACAGAAATTGCCTCCCTATCCATAGAACGATCGTACTCTTTAACGTCTCCGGCCCAGACATAGTTGCCGTTGACTACGCTTTCAATCTCTTCAGCAGTGTTCACGTGGAACACACTTGGAAATCTCTCAAACAGCGAGAGCATGGTACCGCTCGATATTATTGACAACAAGCAGTTAATAGCCCAAGGGCCTGCGTGCACAACACGTGCACGAGTGGCACTAAATTCAGACCATTCCTTACCATCGACAACAACCTTCTTGTCAGCGTCAAATTCGTGACCCTGTTTGCCGCCTGAAAGTACGTAGTCCAGATCGAACACAAGACGACCTTTGCCGGGGGTGTCTACCTGATCTCGTTTTTGAATGTACATGGCGAACACTATCTCGAACACGTCTGCAAGCTTCAGCCAATCTTTCGATTCGACCGCTTGAAGTATCTGTTCAAAATGTTCACTCTCGTACACAAACAACGCGAAATCATATTTCCATACGTGGTCAGAGGTGTTGCGCCTTTGTCCACTTGTAGACTTCTTCGTGATCTTGACGGACGCTGGTGAGTATGTAGAAAATATCAATGTCCAGACGTTTTCTGCTATAGTGCGTTGCCTCGGAGTATAACCGTTCTTTAATCCTAGCGAAGTCCGGTAATCCTTGTTATCTAACATAGTGTAAGACATAGGATTCATCATGTAACCTGCGAGAGTACGCAGACGATCGAAGCTAGCATGTACGCCGTTAAGAGCGAACAAATCGTCATTTAGGTTGACAGGACACGCTTCGTTTAGCTCGAAGGACAGCTTCGCTTGAAAGTTCATACAACGTGGATCAAAAGACGCGATGCCAGGAAGAACCATCTTAGGTGCTCGAGTAACTAAAGGTTTGTTATGAGCAGCCACACCGTTACCAAAGACGTACTTTAGGCCGTCTGGACCTGACATACTTTTCAGTGTGCCGTACTTCTTAATATAAGGGTGGGATGGATCAATCATCTTCAGCCACTCCAGTCACGTCTTCTGGTTTTAGGGCTTTAGATCCGTGTAAGACCTCCATCGGTACATCGAAAGCTTCAAAAGCCTTAACGTCACCAGATTTACGAGTAATACGACTCATCTCGGTCTTGTAGATTGAGTCGTTAGTCTCCTTTTTGTCTGCCAGTTCGGCGCGACGGCCTACTTCAAGCAGATCGTTTACGACGGAATGATACGCTACACGTGGCAACTGCCAAGTGATAGAGTCGAACTCACCAGAATAGGTGGCTCCAGGGACACCAGACAGAACAACTGCTCTAAAACCAAACAGATCAGGGTACTCGCTAATGCAAGATAACAGTCTGGTTTGGTCATCACGCAATACGACAACGGCTTTAGGGCCGCTGAGAGCGATAACGTCTGCTATCGTTTCGACAGCCACATACTGCAGGAGGCCGTCCTCTGGAAGTTTGTCACCGTAAGGGGCGATCAAGCGTTCGGGAAGTTTATTGTCCTCGTTACGATCGATCTTTTCTGTAAGGCCGTCAAATATGTTCATGGTATAATCCTTGTTTATAATGTTAATGGCTCGTAGAGCCGGGAGATGGAGCATCACACAAAACCTGCCAATGTTAACTCTGCGTAGGTCGTCAATTAAAACGCCTATTTCGTAGCTGCCAACAACGGCGGAAGGCAGCGATTCGACTAATGCATCATCAGCTTCAAGGTGACTAATTTGCAAAAGCGTAATAAAGTTGTCGGACCGGCCATGGTCGTCAACCAATTTAATGATGATCATCGGGTGAACTCCTTATATCTGTAGAATCTTTA